ACATTCATGAACCCTGCAGGAGCACTTGGCAAAATAGCCCCCCCTTTTGTGGCTGTCCCTGAAGATGTGAAATTCAGCAAATTCTGCAAATATTGCAACCAAGCTCTTTGTGGCCTTTTTGTTGCTTGATCAATAAATTCTGTCTGTGGATAACCTTGTATCTGTGTGGTCATGATTCACCCTCACTAGCCTTCAGATTGCTTGAGACAATTACAGCAAATACTGGATCTGTGACAGATACCTCAAAAACCCTATCTCTAGCCCATCCAAGCCTTCTCCAGATAGCTCTGTTTTTGTATTTACCCTCTTGTCCAATAGTTACCCAATATTCCCTAGACCAAGTAGATCCACCATCATTTGACCATCTGAGCATGGCTTGTGGATAGGTTGTTACTGATCCTGTGCTAATTGGCAAAGAAACCCCAGTTGTCCCCACTCCAGGCTGAAATTGGATCTGTAGCTCATCAAAATACTGTCTTTGAAAGTCTGTCACCAAATGAGGTGCTCTTCTTAATCTTCTAATAGATTGCCCATTATCTGTGTAATTATTGGGGTCTAGCATGTAAAGTTGACCATTTTGCCAATCCCCTACAACCACCATATTTTGAAAAACAGCAGAACAATTGCCCCTATGCCTATGATATTGGTTGGTGTTATCCCTCCAAAGCCATTTATGCCACATATTTGTGGTTATATCATAGGCCCAAGTAATATCAATAGTAGGAAAATTAATAACATAAACTTCATGGCCTTCTTGTTGATATGTCCATGCCACAGCATCCTGAACATATTGGTTAACAAGAGTATTCTCAACTGCATGAGTGCTTATTCTTTGAGGAATATAACCATTCATCATCATAATTTGAGATTGACCCCTAACATTCCTACTCAAATAAGCAAAAGAATTGCCTAATCTAGCTATTGAAAATGTAGCCACAATTCCATGTTGGGTGCTTGTGCCAGGGATTCTCTGAAATGGGAAAGGGTAAGTACCAGTATCCACCCAAACTTCTGAGGAAACCTCACCTAACAAATAAACTTCCCTATGATCAACAATTAAGGAAACTAAATTATCTGGAGCACCATCTTTAGAGGCAAAGCTAAGAGAATAAGAAATAGGTGAAAGTAAATTACTAGCACCCCATTGTTGGGTTCCAGAATGGTTATATACAAAATAGTTATCTACAGTATCTACTACATCTGCACCAGAAAATGCCCCATCTGAGGAGGGCAAAATAGTAAAGTTCAAAGCATACATGGTTTCAGATGAAACTGTTTGTGTGCCAGATAATACATAAGAACCAGTTCCACCAGATCCTGTACCAAATGTAAGATTTAGGGTTAATCCTGATCCTGATCCTGAATCAGTTACAGAAACAGGATTTGATGGTGTGGAGGTGTAAGCACCAGGACTTGTCAAACTCAATCCTGTAACCACTCCACCAGCACTAATTGAAGTAACTGTAAAAGTGGCTGGACTTTGACCATAAACTCCACCAACAACAGTAACTATGTCATTTACAGAATAGCCTGTCCCTGCAGTGGCTATAGCCCCACTTAAAACAGTCTGAGAGCCTAGAGCTGTGATTACTGTGTTGGCAGTTACATTTGTGCCTTGGATGGTTTGACCTGGGTACAAAGTACCAGAGGCAACTGCAGTTACATTTAATGTAGATCCACTGATACTGGCTGTGATCTTGGCCGCCACAGCAGTAGAGTTCATAGTCTCTGCTGTTGACACTGTTTGACTAATATTTATGGTGTATGTGCCAACTCCACCAGAGCCAGTTCCCAAGGCTGTTATCACAGTTTCTGATGTAATTCCAACCCCAAAAAGTGATTGACCAACTCCAATTGTTCCATTAGCAACTGCTGTAACTGTCAAAGTAGTGCCTGAAATAGTTCCAGTAAATACTGCAGAACTAGGGCTAGAAATTCTCCATGTATATCTATAAACCCCATCCACAATGTAAACACTTATGCCATTATCTGTGATTCCCACTTGGCCTGTAGTAGTTAATAATTGGCCCACAATAGTAGGAATTAAACTAGAGGTCATGGAATAAACATATTGTCCACAAACTGCTATTAGCTGTTGGCCTCCAGAAACTGTTCTTAAACCTCTTACAGGAGCTTGGTTTTGAAATGTTAATAGTGATGTCAGCCCAGGAGTTGGGTACAAAGCAACCACACCCCTAGAGCCTGGCTGTTTTAGAGGATCAACCTCTGGCCGCCAATTGATGCATTCTTGATCATCTTGGTAAATAGAGGCAGAAGTATAGGATGGGCCAACAAAGCCAAATTCAGCCATTATCTAAAGAACCCTCCGCTCAAGATCCAGCCCGCATCCTTTTGCCTACCCACCAACAATGAATCAGCATAGGTAGAAACAATTGGAGGCCTCATATTTGTTCTTTTAACTGTGCTCTTCCCTTGGGCGGCAAACTTGTTAATCATTGCAATTTGTGTCTGACTAGCCTTGCCATACATAGGCATTAATCTTTCAGCCAAACACCACCTCAAAGCCATTGCATAACCTTGAGGTAAATTAACTGTGTCATTTATAGATACAAACTGCTGAAATATTTGATCTACAAAAATGTGCATTTCACCTTGACTTGGATTAGGCCAAACATAGATATTTCCTAATGTTTCTGTAGGCTCATAATAAACAGCCTTGGGCCAAGGGCCATTTAAAGTTTTTAATCCAATCATTTCATATTGCTCAATATTAAGCACAGAAACTGGATAATCTAGACCCCCATTTGTAATGGGTTGACCATTGGAATAGGTATTAATCCTGACAAAACAAGAATTTAAGGTCAAAGGCCTTTGATAATAAGCCTTGATAGATTCACTTGAAACAGAGGAATAACTAATGTTTAATAAATAAGTCCCTGCCTCATTTACATTATTACCAGCCCCTGTGAGCATTTGTTGTATTTTTGTCCCTGCAGTGATCCCTGTCCCAGACAAAGTCATCCCAAGTGAAATTCCACCAGATTGGATGGATGTAACAGTCAAAATATTGCCAGTAATGGAGCCTGTAAAAGTTGCCCCAATCTGACCATTAGGCCCAATAGTGTACTGAGTTTGACCAGAAACCAAAGGAAAGATGATTTCATTTTTATAGAAAACCATCATGCTTTCATTTGACCATTGGTCTAGCATATCTTGGAGCATATCAAAAGCATCTTGAGATGCCTCTGGTGTAGGGGTTTCCCCTGCCTCCAAAGCTCCAATATCTTTTAATGCCCTAGAAATGATGTCAATGGCCTGGGTCATGGGTCACCTTATATATTGGGAGTAAAAACTTGTGGTTTCCAAGGGGGGACAATAGATTTCGACTTTTCCAAAAGCGCCAATTGTTCCTCTAACCTAGATTTTATTACACAAACACCATCTTTCATAGCCTCATTTTCAATCCACTGAGCTACCATTTCCTCAGTCACTTGTGCAAATGGAATCTTGTTTTGTGGATCTTTAAAATGCCAATTTCCCTCAGTCTCAACTGTAGTTTCGCCATTAGACAGGGTTAAATGGTATTTTGCATGGGTGATGACTTCATCTTCCCCACTTAATTCTGATATTTCCCATTTATAGTCCATGATTTTCCTTATCTAAAAACTGCTACAGAAACATAAGAAACATCTACACCACCAGTACCAGCTGCTGCATTACTTACTTGAATGGCGCTTGCAGTTGATGTTGTATATCTACCTCCAATTGCAACATTATATGTGTCTCCAGTTGCTCCTGTAACAACAGAAGCATAATTTGAATCAACTAAAGCATTTGTAAATGCCAAAGTGTAATTACCCGCTGCATTCCTTGTAATGCTACTTATATTAAAAGATGCTCTAATGGCAACGGAACCAGAAACTCCGTTAAAATTTGCCCATGCCTGACAAGTATTTGTATTTGCTCCACTATCTTGCATTTGAACGGCAACACCAGACGTACTACTTGCAATAGTACCCCCTGATGATGTGCCTGTTAAAACTAAGCTCATAGTGTGTTAGCAGTTATTGCTGACTGAATAGGTGCAATAGCACTTACTAATTCAGCAGTTGTTGTGGATGCTGTGATTGCAGATCTTGCAGTTGTCAAAGCACTTGTCCAATCTGCATCTGACATTACATTAGTCAATCCAATCCCAGCTTTTGCACTTCTGTGTTGTGCCTCAGAATAAGCCATTTGGTTGAGCTTTGTGGTTTGATGGGCAATAGCAGTTGGCATATCCACAGATACTGTAGAACCATTTAACTTCCAAGCATCAAAAAATAGAGCATCATCACCTTGGGGTAGGGTTGAGTCTTCTACGATAATTGCACCACTTGGACAGTCTTTTGCAAGAACAGTCTCAATAGGTAGTTCGCCTGTGGGTACGCATACTGATACGTTACCGCCTGTGTTTGTGAAGATGATTACTTGTGACATGATTTTCTCCTTTTAGTTTCCAAAAATTGCGATCTCAACAAATGGAGAATCTGTATACGTACCATTACTACCAAGACCAGTACAAATATAGCAAACAGAAGATGTTTGACTTGAATTTCCATCTAGTGATGTAACAAATTGAGCATCGGGACTTGAGCCTCGTTTTGACAAACCTGCTGCAACCCAATTTGCATCAAAAAGCGTAGTTGTGAAATTTATTGCATAACGACCAGTAGCGACTTTTGTCACACTTCCTACGTTGTATTGCGCTCGAATAGTTCCTGGACTTGTTGTTCCGTCAAAGTTTACCCAAGCCAAAGCATTAGTAGTAACACCATTAGCTTGACATTTTAGAATTCCACTACCATCAGCGGTTTGCACAATTCCATTACTTGTACTTGCATTAATTATTGATGCCATTGATTAGCTCCTTTGTCCATGTATAACCTTTGTGAGATTTTTCAGTTCCGCAAGCACAAGAGCTTACATGACCCATATGAAATCCAGCATTTTCAACTGGTTTACCACCAACTAAAGTAATTATCTCACCTGTTTTAATATTCGTTCCAATATAACGATATTTCAAATTGTTTTGTTTGCCAAGGCAACGTTTTGTACCTTTCATAGCATTAGACAATAGTTCTTTATGTTTTTCCGTCAATTTATGACCAACACCATTTTTATTTCCTAGCATTGACGTAGAACGCTTTGCTTTGGTTTCTTCAGATTGAACTTGTTGTTTTAAACGTTTAACAAACTCAACAGAACGTTTTTTTCCTTTAAAGCTAGGTGGCAATCCACCACCAGCAACTATGTTCCAACCAATGTTTGTTTCTGGTCGCAACTTTTGCTCAATCTCTTTGCAGTAGTCTTTGTTAGCAATTAGCAAGATTTCCTGCACTACTTCATATTTGTTTAACGCATTGCGTAAATGAGCGTTTTGACCAACAGTCTTATGTTCCCAAAATCTACGTTTTTCACGACCATATTTAGTAATGCCAATATATCCCTGTTTAAAAATATCTGTATGTTCAGCACATCGCAACCAATAAACGGACATTACTCCTGATCCATCTGATGTTTGGACAAGGCCTGTGGATGCGACTGCGTTGATGATTGTTGTCATTGTGAGTCCTTAACGGAAAATTGCAACGGAAACAGCGTTTTGATCTGTTGTAGAACTTGAATTGTCTACGTTAATTCGTATGCTGCCTGTCGCAAAAACTTTAGGGTCAACTGTCATCCTGTTTTGACTTCCGCCCGTAAAATCGCCAGCAGTTCCACAAACAGAATAGTTGTTATCTGTCATTGCTGTCGTAAAGTTAATTGTGTAGTCACCTGTACTGTTATAAGTAACCGAACTAACGTTAAAACTTGCACGAATTGATTGCGTTGATGTCCCTTTGTAATTAACCCAAGCCCTGCAAAGCGTACCAATCTGCGTGCCAGACCCATCATTAAACTGAGTTGGTGTTCCAGTTGTACTGGACTGGATTGTGTCTATTGCTAATGTGCCGTATGCCATATTTACCCTACAAAACAACCCAGCGAGAACCGCTAGATATCGTAACTGTTACACCGCTTGCTATGCTTACTGGCCCAGCAGACATTGCGCTGTCACCACTTGGAATTGTATAGTTTGCGCTTACCGTTTTGGAGTTAACAATAATTCCGTTACTGGCTATAAGTTCTGCACCCGTTACCGTTCCAGATGCGCTTACCACTACGGTTGACAATGTGCCTGTACTTGGGTTATATTGAAACTCAGTAGAGGAAGTATAAGCAGTTGATAAAGTGCCAGATGTAACAGATGCAAATAATGGATACCTTGTGGCATTTGTTGTGGTGTCATCTGTAACTGAAATACTTGCAGATGATGCAGACCAAATTGGCACACCACCAGATAGTGTCAATACATATCCATTTTTACCCGCTGCCAAGAATGTGGTTGTTCCAGATGCTGTTTGATAAGGTACAGAACCATTTGCGCCACCAGCAAGATTGGTTGCAGTTGTTGCGCTTGTAGCAGTCGCAGCGTTACCACCAATTGATAAACTAGATGCTGTTCCTGTCAGTCCTGTTCCTGCACCACTAAACACAGTTGCTGTGAATGTTCCTGTACTTGGCACATACTGTAGTTTTGTGGAACTAGTGTCAATAGTTGTAGCAGTACCACTTGTAGCAGATAAAAATGCAGGGTAAAAAGTGCTAGAACTGACTGTTTGATCTGAAATAGTAACTGAGGCACTTGGAGTAGACCAAGT